ATGCTTGCCAATAAACGCCTAGACTTTGAACTCGCAAGACTTAAAAACTGTGGTCAATTGATGAAGGAAGGAATTATTTTCCACCCTGCCAGCCCTTACAGAAAAATATGTGCTGATGTTGTAGTACGAAATGTTAATACAATACCACAACATAGGCACTCTATCCCTTCGGTTTCAGTGCCGAACGTAGAATCTTTATCGCCCGGTTCCGATCCCGTTGCTCCGCCCTCTTCTGCGACACCGACAATACAGGGGGAGTCTTACCCCGTAAGGTCGCAATCTTCTTTATCACCTTCTTCACAGTCGGTTTCACAACCTTTAACAAAAGATCAGCAAGAGGCTTTGCGAGCAGTGCAGAGGTCGTCGCGACTACAGCAATTGAGGCGGTAACAGTTACAGCACCTGGTGATGGTAAGTTAGCAACAATCTGATCTGGTATATTTAAATTCTCAAATACAGGAAGACATTCTTTTCCTACTGTCTCATACCTGACTATCTTTTTATTATTTTGTAATACTTTTCCAACAGGATTCTTTAACTCCTGCTCTCTTGTAGGGCACTTTGCCAATACCGCATCAGTCTTAGGGGTTGGTGGTGACTCAGGAGTTGATGGAGTATCCTTTTCTGTTTCTGGAGATTTAATGGGAGGAGGTGGTGGAGCCTTTGTTGTTACTTCCAACCTGCGTGGATCATAATCTATTGGGGTATAACTAGGAGTTCCTGCATCACAGAATACTCGGACACCATCACTATCATCCTCTTTTAGTGCTTGATTTTCATTACTGTCTTTATGCGATTCAACACATCCAGGTATATTGACAATAGGAATACCCACCTGTGTAGTCACGGGTGGGTATATTGGTATTGCCTCTGGTGGTGTCTTTAACCAATCGGGTGTATCATTAATAAACAAATTATTAACTTGATTAATTCCAATATCAATATCACCTAACTGTATTTCTGGAATCATTAACTTTTAACTAAAATGGAATTGCAGGGCCAGTTGTGGCAGGCATAGCAGGAGCGACAGGAACGACTCCTCCAGTGGTCTTGGGCAGTTCAGGCATGGCACTATCCATCATATCAGGAAGTGCCCCTGCAATGGCTTCTGCTGCTGCCTTAGCAACGTTTTCTTTTACCTGTTCAACAATAGCATCTCGACGAAGATAAACAACTGTTCCTCCACCGATGATACCAGCAGTTCCAACAAATGATAGAACTGCTAATACGTTAATTACTTTTTGCATTTAAATTACCTCAATCTATAAAAAACTCATCAGCAAAAGTTTTCTTACTATTTACACTAGGAACTATTTGATATGCCATTTTATCTCTCAGTTTATTAATACGCTCTTCATCATACTTCTTGAAGTTTCCTCGCTTCTCAACTTTTTTATAGTAATGTAATGCGTTAAGGATGATTGTGTAATCATCCATTGTAAGTTCAAAGTTCATGGTTAATATCACATGTTAGTTCGCAATTGTCTCCTTGAAACTCGGAGTCTGGAATAAATGGTGCAGACCCACAGATTGCACTTCTACACCATCGTGCCGTGCGATCTTCTAATTTCTCTGAGTGCTTCAAGGTCCATGTTTTTTGTTCCTCCGTCGTATGCATGAGCATAACCCTCAGTAATCATTTGTTCGTTAAGGGACAAAGATTCATCCCCGATATAAAGCCAACCGAGAAGACGGCCATATTTACCGACGCCACCAACAAGTTCAGTCCTAACAGACAACTCATCGTCACCAGCGATAGTACTCTCCAGTTTCTCTTTGAGCCAGTTGGTTGCGTCGATTCCAAGTGCTTTCTCTTCTAAGTTTTTCGTCCTTTTCTCTGGCGTATCAACTCCCGCAACTCTAACTCTTTCTTTCTTGTATAGATCAAACCCCAGATCAATGGTGACATCAATAGTATCGCCATCAAGTACACGATTGATCTCCGTTACTCGGAAGTTGTAGCAGCTCTTCCTGCTCGGCGGTGTTAGTGCTCCCATCTGATAACTCGATATAGGATATGTTTAATATGTATGCAACATATCCTAATGCCAATCCAACAGCAATGATCACGCATATGATTACTGACCACACAGGATCAGCAACATTATCAAGAGGACGCAATATTAAATTCATTTCCCAAATGGCTCCCAGTGTTGCCAACTATAAGTATGAACAAGATGAATACCAATAATAGGCACAACAACTAGTGCAAGACTTAATGTACCAATCCCAAAAGGATTATTGAGTGCAACTGCAGCAAAGTGTGCTGCTTTATGTGCTAAAATATTCATAGATATCCTCCCCAGATATTCCAGAAATCTCTAAAATAAAAATCAACATCAGTCAAAGATCCAGTAGGAGCAGTTTTATCATCTTCCTTTGCCCATTTGATGCAGAATCTACCGATATCTTCAGAACTCAATACACGATTCACTCCATACATTCTAGAAAATGAACTCATAGCAAAATTGTAACGTGCTCTAATGTGCGGTTCCATTACCATCATATTTGTCAGAGTCATAATAAACATTTTCTCCTTTGTAAAATCCAAAAACTATAGTAGTAACTATGAATGGTATAGAAATCCACATCAATATAGTGCCAAACATAGTTCATTTTCCTCTATATTTTAAAGGCCAAGTAACGTGTAATGTATAGCATAATAATGCTATAAAACCGTATACAAATAATCCGCTCATCATAGTTTTATATTCAACCAAGGTAACAGTGGAGGTATCACTCCAATCAGTCTGAGGAGACCCTCAGCAAATAGAGCGAGAACAAACCAACCCACACACATAGAAATAAGTCCAGCATTACGGTTGTGCTTACGAATTGCATCATTAATCATCTCCTGGCATTTTTCTTTAGTTACATAATCTTTTGACATTTACTCCACATGAACTACACCAGTCATACCTGCTCCCTGATGGGGACCACAGAAGATATTATAGTCCCCTTTGTCAGCAAATACAACGTCCTGTGTTTCACCAGGAGCAAATAATAATGCTTCTCTAGAAAGATCTGGACGTGCCTCTACAATAATATTATGTGGAGGTAGTGCTTCATTGATAAAATGAACTGTCTCACCTGCAGAGATTGTAATCTCATCAGGTTCAAATACTAGATTCCCACCGGAACCCATTGAAACATCAACTGCCCATGCTGGCATAGTAAAAAATAGTGTGATTAGAAGTGCAAAAAAGTACTTCATAATATTTTCAATCAACTACACTATCTATGATATTTCTGCGTTATTATACTTATATTATATCTTGACTTCGTGACTAAGTTTTGATTAGCAGTCATTAAAAACCGAACCAACTTCACTGCCTATATTAGAACCCATTCTTTGCCCTAATAGAACTGCCCAACCAGATGCTAACCACCCAATATAAGGAATGCCTACAAGCATTGGAGCAACAGCACCTGTAGCAATGCTAGCGCCTGCTAGAGCACCTTGTGACCGTGCTCCAGCGTCCGCCACTATACACTCTATGTCCTTTGCAGACTTTCCCTCGCCATCTCCGACAGCACCTCCTCCTATATTACGAGTTCCATTCATAGTATATTGATCACGACGATACTCATCACGCTTCTCAGTGCCACCACCAAACCATCCTCTCTTTTCTTTATCAAGATTGAGAGATCTCTCAGACTCTAATACTTTAGGATCATTTGCACGATACTCAATCTCATATCCATCCTTTCCTGCTTTGATTTTATACGATGAGTAAGGACCACGCGGAAGATTAAATGTTGGTGGTTCTTGGACTTGGGGTTTGGTATCTATGAGATAACCCAGTAGTCCTATATGAGCAAACGCAAAGAGTCCTCCCAATGTTAACGCAATCGTCTTAACAGGTGACTTGCTCGGCACATGCTCGGTGACTTGCTCGGTCGATTTCTTAGAATTTAACATGATTAGAATGGAGACCAATACCGTTAATCAATTTTTGCATCTTTCTTCTCCAATGTAGGTGCTTCCTTTGATTCGTCTTTCTTTTTAGACGCAACGACACCGAACGTCGCAAGCGTTCCCGTGAAGACGCTGGCGATAAAAGTCGGATCGATGTTTTTTTGAGGAATACCAGGAACAGTTACATAGTTAAGGGTCAGAATTGCTGCTGACCAACCAAGTATGATAACTCGGACAAGAGTTGATACACCCTCGTCCGCCCACTCAAATTTATTTTCCTTTTTGGATTCCTTTTTCTTTTGTGGATTTGATTCCATTAGAAAAAAGCAACGCATTTCTATTTAGAAAAAAAGGGGGTCAATCGCCCCCTTCAAAAACTGGTCTCATCATACCCTTATCGGGTGGACCATCATCATCATCTGTTGGCATTGTAATGATATAAACAATAGTAAATCCCATTAACAACCATAGATATGTGTTCACCATAATCCTGGAATCAGGTCGCCAGTAAGGGCATAAGATCCCATTGCGGCAATGACTCCAATCATTGCTGCCCAACCATTAATACGTTCTGCTGTTTCGTTCATTGTTTTTGCTCCAAAGTTTTATTGTAAATGACAACTCTACCGTTGCCTCTAAGATATTCGATGCTGAATTGCAAATCATCATCATGACCCCAACATAATTCTTCAAAGAGGGCATTTAGTTTTTCCATGTCCTCATAAAGTTGATTGGGATTAGACATTTTCATCTCCAGATTGTGTCATCATGGCGGCTACAAGAAAAGCAAGAGCCGTGATAGTAATAGCTGCAACCATTAGTATAGTGCCTCCTCTTGCTCCGTCAACACAGTACAGTCAGATGTTGGATAAGCAACACAAGTTAGTACAAATCCTTCAGCAATTTGGTCATCATCAAGAAACGATTGATCACTTTGATCTACTGTGCCACTAACAATTTTACTAGCACATGAAGAACAAGCACCAGCACGACAAGAATAGTTCATATCGATTCCCGATTCTTCTGCTGCATCTAGGAGATACTGATCGTCTGGACACTCTATGGTTTGTGAGGTTCCGTCTGGAGTTTGAAATGTAATGTTGAATGACATTAGTACGATTTTAATAATTGTTGTATTTCTTGTATACTATAGGATAGTATTGCAGAAAATGCAATACTAATTATAGCAACCATAGATTGTCAAAAAATGTTTATCAGAATCCCAACACACCAAAGAAAAATACGCTACCAGAAGTAGCATATGATACAACTGCTGCAACAAAACCAAGCATGGCAGTGCGACCATTTAGTTTCTCTGCTTTCTCAGCATATGTCTCATAACCATAACGTTCTGCATCAGTTTGAGAGACATACATACGTGGTTCTTTTGCGAACAAATTTTGTTGTCCGAGCTCATTCGTTGTTACAGTCATTTTACAATATGTAATGAATCTTTACATATTATATATGTTTCTTTAAGATTTGTCAATAGTCCATGTTACCACCATAACGGATGCAGGTCTTTTTGTTTTCTGCTGATGATCTACACCACTGTCTCACATAAGCATCTGCATCTTTATCCATTGTAAAGTGAGCATAGTTATGAAGCATTCCAATCATAATCAATACTCCAATAGATATCACATTAAAGTGTGTAGCAGGATGATTGACGATCCTTATAAAATAATCTTTCATTAAAAAGGGGGTGCCGTCGCACCCCCATTATAACATCTACATGTATGATGTGTCTATGTCGTTATCAGAAGCTATACTTCAGACCTGCCTTAGTGCCATATCCACGGTCGATGTCAGAATCGCCCGAACCAACGAAGGAGACTTCGCCATATGCACCCAGTTTGTCGGTCAGATCAAGACCGATACCTGCCTTACCGGAAGGAACAGTGTCACTTTCAGCACCATCAGGAGCAACAATAGTAGCTCCACCCTGAACATAGTAAGAAGAGTTTTCGCCAATAGCGCCTTCATACCCTACGTGGAGGTCTGTGGCGGTTCCAGAATAATCGGATCCCTGCCAACCTGAGTTAGCTTCGACATTCACGTATGGACCTGCAAGGGCAGCGCCTGCGGACATGGACAGAGCAGCTGTTGCTGCGAATACAGATTTAAACATTTTTGTTACCTAGTGTATCTCGTAGAGATTAACCTACGGATGAAAAGAACCTCGACTTGGTTCTGTTTGTAACCTTTTGTTTCAGAATATACAAAAAAACAAAAGGTTAAGTATTTATACTAGCAGAGTTTTTGAAACCTGTCAAGTAGTTGGCGGTTTACCGTCTTGCCCTGACGTTTCAGTGACTCTACCCAAATAAGGATTGTAGTCCATCAACTCATCAATCGCAATCTGAGCACCTGCATTATTCCAAAAGTTGGATTGTGCTTCAAAGTTTCCTCTATGGAAAACATCGATGTGTTCAGGATGGATTGATGATCCCAATTCTAACTTATAAAGTAGAAGAGGTAAAGCATAAGTATTACCTGAGTTGTAGATTAGATCGTCAGCCACTGGACGAGGACGTACCCCGTTATCCAGTTTATACCGATCTTCTCGAATATGCAAGTCAAGCATTTTCTTAGCATGATGTCTGGTAATCAAGTAACACGCAGTAGAGAATTCGTTTACGAATCTCTTGTGAATCTTGATGTGTACGTCACCAGTCGCAATGATAGCGATCTGGCAAACGTCCCAGTCATAAGGTATTCTACAATAAAAATCCTTCCATGTAAAGTTCCAGCACTTCACCAAGTCCAGATTGCAGTCATCCTCCATCATCACAGCATAAGGAGCATCAGTCTCTTCATAGAAATGCTTGATTGCTTTGAGGTGTGATGTAACACATCCAATCTCTCCACTAGTTACCATCTCAGGGTATCTACCTTTCAAGATCTCACTCAGATCATCCTCTCTACCATCATAAGCAGAGATACGAGTATAGTTATTAATTTCCCAATACTTAAACTGCTCCTCCATATAATTCCACCTCTCAGGTTGCCCATCAAGATTGATACAATAGATTGGACCGATACCTTTGAGTTTGTATGCGGATTTGTTTTTGTCTCTAAGCATCAATAATCTCCCACTGTTCAGGATATAAGTCTTTAGTATCTAAGTGTTTGTTATTTGGACCGAACCATTTATCCGGTGCAATGACTCTACCTCTGTTTGCTAACCATGCTCCCCACCAACTATATGTGCTGTTCGCAATAATAAAGTCAGAACATAATGACATCAAACAAAGGTCAACATAACTTGTGTTGCCTGTAGCAATCAAGAATCTATCATGGTCAAAAATATCCTGTTGTCTGCACCACTCAGGATCATCTGTAAATATAGCAACATTTCTACGATTGTCAAATAAACTCAATGCCCTAGCATAATAATCAAGATCTAGATTATAATGATTGCCTGAGTTCCTTAAGAAGTCACCACGTCTGATATGTAGTGCGATTGGATTAGAGACAGATTGAATCATCTCTTCGCATGGACTTTTGATACCATCAATGAATGAGAAATCTTTACGAACTTCCTCCTCAATATGTTTGAAGTATTTTTCTGATTGAAAATATCCAACAAGACTTATGTTATCTGGACAAGAGTTAAAGATATTTTCATTAAAAGTAAATCCTTCCTCCTGCACATATCCATTTCCTATAATCGAGTTATTATTGCACCCGCCCATAATAAAAGGTTCAAACAATTCAATCCTCAAACGATTGCCTAAGATATCAACAATCAGTTCATTATGATTAGGTACACAATATTCGTGACCATTATTATTCGCAATGCCTTTTAGTGAAGCATACTGGAACATTTGGTTTCCCAACTGTCCCATTTTTCCTAAGTAATCAAATCCAATCATTTTTTGCTAAGGTTGTTTTTGTTTATTACATTTATGACATAGATCATTTCATTTTGTAGTCGGTTGATTTTATCATCATGAGACTTTAACCAATCATAATTTAGAACAGATTCCTCTATTTCTCCATCAGTATTAGTTTCATCATTGAGATTCCACTTTTTTATAGCCCAAGCAGGAGGAGTAGATGTTTTCCAAGGATAGAGAATATACTCTAGTTCAGCAACTATTCCGTAAATCCATATGTGAATAGATCTAAGCATTTTGTTTAACCCAGTTTTCTAGTTCAACTTTAGGTTTCCAACCAAATGTGTTTGCCATTCGATCAATATTAGCAAGACTGATTCTTACTTCACCGATACGTGGAGGAATATTGGTTTGATTATCTGAAATCCAATCAGCAATTTGATTTACTGAATAGTTTTGACCTGAACCTATATTATATACCATGCCAAAGGCATCGTCATCTACCTCTGTTATTGCTGCTAATATATTAGCATTAACTACATCAGATACGTGAACAAAGTCTCTACATTGTTCTCCATCACCAACGATTGTAAGTGGTTCTTCCGCATCTCTTTGACGACAGAAGATACCAATCACAGGAGCATACTGTCCTTTGCGTGGTGCTCTATGTCCATAGACATTGAAGTACCGAAACACTACCGTAGGCAAATCAAACAAGTCAGTATACATCTTGCATAGTTTTTCTCCAGCAACTTTAGTTACTGAATATGGATTCAAACTATCATCAGGTTGTGTTTCCACATTAGGATAGTCATTGTTACCATAACCAGAAGATGTTGAAGAGTATATAACTCTCTTCACACCTGCTTCTCTGGCACACTGAAGCACCGTACAAGTGCCTAATACATTCTTCTGGACTGCTGCGATAGGATTTTCAATAGCAGGTCCTATACGGGATTCTGCAGCAAGATGAAATACATAATCAACATCATCATAGAATGTACGAGTTGTTTGATAGTTGCTTATATCTTGATTTACATAGGTTGCTTTATCATTAAAATAAAACTGTTCAGCATCTGCACTTTGATTATCGATTACAGTAACAGTAAAACCAATTTTAATAAGTTCATCCACAATGTGAGAACCAATAAATCCTGATCCTCCGGTCACTAATGCTTTCATAATCTATTACTCCTGATGACTGATTCTGCAATGTTAACTTTCAACTTGGTTGTTGAATACCCATGTCTTCTAGTAATCCAAACGATAGGAAGACCTAAACCTTTTCCACTATAAGAACCATCAGAATAATCGTCACCTAAAAAACGAACATCATAGTCACCACTTTCTAGGTAACTAATAAATGTATCTTCTGATTGATAGACAACAATATCATCAATATATTTGATGGACCTTAGAATCTCTTTCCGGTCTTCAAGTGATTGAACTGGTTTGAGTTTATAAGGACGTGCTAAAGCAGGGTTTTCATGAAGAGCAATCGTAAGATGATTACAATGCTCTTTAGCTTGCTGAAACATTCTTACATACCCAGGATGGATAATGTCAAATGCCCCAGCAACAATACCTTTCTTCAGTGGTTGTCGCTTCTTCCATTCTTCTACATCAATGCCTTTATCATCAATGAAGATATCTGCTGTGGGTTTGTGGAACATTGGTTCCAACTCATTATATTTAACACCCCAGTCAGAAAGCATTTCTTTAGTGAGTGCTGTCCAATCTTTACCTGACCCTCTACCCCTAGCAGTCATAATAATAATATGATTCCCCTCATCATAAAGACGATTAACTGTCTCTACCATAAAAGGAATAGGTGTAGAGTCCCAGTATCTTTGTCCATGTCCATCAGGATTGCAAGGAGTATTGCATATTGTACCGTCTAGATCAAAGCAATATTTCATACTACTCCATGAAGAAAGATTTGATGAACGCATTCTACCACACCATATGATTCACTATCAACATGATAGTCCCATTTAGAATACTTTGAAGTTACGTGTGCATTTCTTCTCATAGTATTGTGTGGACTGAATCCAGTCAATATCCCATGAGATATACCATTATCCTCGCAGTACCTCTGACAGTTCAACATATTGAGAGACTCACCACTTGAACTCATTAAAACAACAAGAGTATCATCTTCAACATGGTATTCTAAAAACTTTGTATAAGATTTTTCATATCCATAATCATTTGCAAGCATTGTAAGCATTGAAGGATCTGAAAATACAGACACCTTCTTCTTATGAAACTTCATATAATCTTGCGATATATGAGAAGCGACAGAATTACTACCCCCATTACCGAGAATAATAATCCTGTCGTGACTGTTAAATTGATTTTGATACTTTTGAAACTCGTCCTCCATATGTGCGGACTCTAGTGTTTCAATGTAAGGTTTAAAAGGATTCACCTCGTACACCATCATAATTAACTTTTATTTTAACAGTATCATATGGAATAGTCAACTTATTATGTTTAGAGAACGTCAAAAAGAACCCTCCATTACCAGCACCACATAGTTTATGTGATATCACACTACTATTATCTGATAACTCTTTGTCTATTTTACGAATCCTTTCATTCTCTGTGATGATATTACTTGTCTTTTTCTTTTCTTCCCAAGTATGATTGAGTTCTTTTAAAAACTTTTTACTATCACCGGTCTTTAGATAATCATATGCTTTACTAACAATAGGAAGTAATGGTTTTACTTTCTCTAGATTCATACTGATATCTCTAAGAACTTCTTTTGAGTTCCTTGTAACTCCAGTAAATACCAACTTGATATCAATATCATCAAATACATCGGTAGAAAGAAACTCATGCTTAACACTGCCTGTATCCAAGAACTCTATCCTTTTAAACCCTCCAATACCACAACCATAAGGATCTTGATACCCACAGAAAGGATTAAACTTAACTTCAATATCATATGCTAATCTACAAATATCAGTATCAGATATTTTCTTATGGAGAAATAGAGAGCAAGCCTTGATCAAACTAATGATATAAGATGATGAAGAAGCAAGTCCACTACCCTGAGAGAAAGCATCACTTGTTAATGTGACTTGTACTGGAGGCATATTAAAATGTTCCAATACACCACGAACAACTTCATTTTTAATTTCACTAATATGATTTACTTCTTCTCTACGTGAGTAGTTAATAACATACTTATGATCTTTCTTGTTAAATCCAAACTTATCTTGACTGATAGTTACATAAGTTTTTAAATTAGATGCAAAACTAATCACACTACCATATCCATACTTAGCAACAAAGTATGGATTATCAGTAGATCCACCAAATAAAGATATTCTTAACGGACAACTAGCAATAATCATATTATATTAAACGGTAGGTGAAAAATATTAAAATAAATATTACATACTATCATTATATGCAACATGGGGGATAAAAAAGTCTGTAAAAAGATTATTAAACGTGCAAAGAAGCATCCTAGTTGGTACACTCCAGAGGAAGTTGCTTATGCAAAGTTAATGAAAAAAACAATTAAAAAACAAGAAGAGGATCTACAAGATGCCTAACAACATTAATTATATTACATTAAGAGGCAGAAAGAAGTTTCTCATATAGTTCATACACTCATGACTTTCTTGTTCGGAAAGAGGAGCATAAGTAACTCTTTGGTTTCCACCAGAGCTAGTCTGAAAGAAATAGGGATCATCAAAGGCATATACATTATGCCAACGTTGAATCTCTGCGAATCCAATATCTGGATGGTCTTCTATATCATATCCAGCATGAAGACAAACTCTTCTCACTAGATCAATATATCTTTTTCGTAGATACATTATAGCATGACCACCGAGCATATTATAAACTTGAAGAATTCCAGATTCATACTGCTCCCATTGAACAAAAGGTCCAGAGTGACTATTCATTCTACCCCAACCTGAGATACCAAGATAGAAAGCATCAGCATTCTCTGGTATCTCAATAATGGGATTCCATCTCTTTACTGCAATGTCATCCTCAAGAACAACAAATGGAGTTCCGAGTGGAGAAACAACTGGGTTGATAGCACTTTCAATCGCATTTAACATAGAACGAGCAGTTCCTGCCTGTCCTATTTGATGCTTAGTGGCACTGATTCTTCTTACGTTCTTAATTCCCAGTTCACTGAGAATACCTTTCATCCTTTCATTCCTTTCTACAGCATCATCAAGATTGATATAATAGAAAGGAATATCTCTAAGATCTAAGCGCAGCATGATTCTTCTTCAGAGCAATAATTTTACCAGGAGAGAAAGGATAATCAGTTCCGATGAACTCCTCAGCATAACAATAGGTTGGATCTAGATCTAGAGTAGGAGGATTGTTAATCAGATACCTATTCATATGTGACTCATCATGCCACAGTGCTACAACTCCATTCTCAAGATCAGTATTAACATTGTTAGCGATCTTCTCAGACATTGCCATAAAGTTTTCTGTTCTTCCACCATTAAATCCACCAGCATAGTAGGTGACAGTCTTTTCATCTGGTGAAACGAAAGCACAACTAGTAGGGTTGCGATCAAAGGACTGTTGAGCAGAAGATGCTAGTGATTGATATCCATGTCTAGTGGCAACTAGATCTCCACACACTTCATCTGGTGTCACAACACCGTCAATACGCATATCTGCATCAAAGTAGAAGCAATAGTCATGCTCCATAATGAAGTCTTTTTCTTTCATGAAATAGTTGTAACGCTTAAGCGTAGGCATAGGCCAAGGTTCATGATCAATATAATGTACTCTTACATTATCACCTGCCTCTTCAATCTCATGATCAGTAAAAAGAAGACAATTAATTTCTGCACCAGGACAAAACTTTTCAGAAATATCTTCATACAGTTTCTCTACAAACTGAATGTATTTGTTTGTAGCAATCGTTAGAATACAGATTTTCATAGCACACTTTTCCTCACATAAAGAGCATCGCCCCAGATTTGACCGCCCCAGTCAGTCTCTTTTCTTACCATATCAAATCCTTCTAGGAACTCATCAATCTCATAAATCATTGCATTGTTTTCATATACTTCAGCACGATTAACTTCACAGTAAACATAGTCTACTTGTTCTAGAATCTTAGCACCACCTTTCAAAACTTCAAGTTCATAACCCTGAACATCCATATTAATGAAGTTGTAATCATGACAGTCATAGTTATCAAGAATATCAACTTCCACATCTTCCTTTCCAGGAAATGCTACATTAGGATGATGCTCAAGATGAATCTTTGGTTTTAAAATTGAACTACTAATACGATTGTGATCGCTTACATACATTGTTGCCTTACCTGATTCTGAACCAAGAGCAACATTATATCCTTCAATGTTTGCATTCATCTTACTTGCTTTCTCTGTAAGAAGTTCAAACGTCTCAGACAATGGTTCAAACAACATAATGTTCTGAATGCCCATCCCAATATAATCTTCAATCTCTTGACCTAGATGAGCACCAATATGAATGATACCTTTCACATCCATATTATACTTCTTCACCATATTACGAAAACTAAGCAGCATTGAGAATCTCCAAGAGAGTATTTACAGATTTCTTATATGAAAGGTTCTCTTCCACATATTTGCGTGATGTATATATTTTATCACAAAACTCACTGAAAGCATAATGCATTTTATGCTCATCATAGAATCGCACACCACATTGATCTGACCAATACGGAATAGATGTAGCAGGCACACGCCATTGTTCACCTTGATCATTCCATTCCTTGATATCCCATACGAACATGGGCATATCTCTTGCCATCATTTCTTGAACAGCGATGCCTTGACTCTCAGTTCCGTTAAGAAGAAAACAGAATGCTGATTGATCACACAAACTTTCTAATTCTTTTTGCGCGTATGAACCATACTCAACCAAGTTGTAAGACATTTCATTCTCTTTCAAGAATTTGATTGCTGCCTCTAGTTCTTCCTTGCTCCTGCGTTTGTAATACAAAAGACAATCATACTTGATGCTGGAGAGATCCTTTTTGAATGGTTTCATCTCAATACCAACAGGCCAGACAACTACTTTGCTTTCATCCATTCCAAACTTATTCACATATAGATCTTTGACCCATTGTGAAGGAGCAATCATAGTCTTGTAGTAGTTTGGATTCTTAAGTAGAAACTGTCCATATTGATCAAACAACCATACTTGAGGACCAATCACACAAGTTTCCTGTTCAATCTTAGAGTGCTTCTCATGACCCTTCGCATCATATTGAAGTATAAAGTTATGATCATACTTCTCTTCATTTACAGCAAATTCAATGCCCTCTTGCTTGAGAGACTCCAAAAGATTATGAATAACCTTTTTAGGTCCATTCATCTTAGCAGTATGTCCCCAATAAGATTCAGAATAAAATAGATTTAACATACTGCCTCTTCAAAAAGTTTGACATACTTATCAATGATAGCATTCATTGAGAAGAGTTCATCATATCTTCTCTTTGCTTCATCAGAGAACTCATCATACTTTTCTTGATCCTCCATCATCATCTTCATGATAGCAGCATACTCATCTGAGTTATCTACAACAGCACCTGCTAATCCAATCTGTGCTGCCTGACCCATACTAGGGGCACTGTGACTGATTACAGGCAACCCATGAGACATTGCTTCAATGATAGCACTAGAACACTGCTCTCCGTCCTTTCTACCGTGTGCATAGACAGTCAATGTATTCAAAAACTTATGAATAGCATCCACATCACCAGTAGCAGGATAGAACTTAATGTTCTTGATACCCAACTGCTCTGCTTGGTTCTTATACTTATTACCGCCACCTAGCATCAAGAACATTGTATCACTTGATTCAACCTTAGCATATGCTAGTAGTGGAATATCAGAGAAAATACCATCGTTTTCTCGTTGATGCATACCAAAAATATGATTATAGTCTTTAAACTCAAGACTACCCTCTACTTCTGGTATCTCAACTGCTGGAGGAATCACCATAGACTTTTCAGAAGGTCCACCTGCTTGAATCCATTTACCACGTTGTTCTTCAGACATCAATACTGTCTTATACGTGTTTGATTTGTTCTCTGCCATTCCAGATAGATGGATAGTATCAATGATAGGTGTTTTAAAAATAAGATTAAAAGGATATTCTGGATGACCAGAGCGGCCACTTACAACCAGGTCATAGTTTTTCTCATCAAATAAATCCCAAAGGTTTGTTCTAATCCAATCATGAGTATGCACTGTTACATTCTTATGACCTACATGCACAGGAATACAATTTACTCCATGTGCCTTACAGTACTCAACTCTTGTGGGGTCAGTATCAAGATGTCTATGATCTGAACCAATGTATGGAGCACCATTAGTATAAAAATAATCTACCTCAAACTTATCTTTAGGTAAGTGAGAAGCAATAGTTTGAAGGAACTTTTCAGTTCCTCCTGCGGCCATACCACCGAACTTAATGAATGCGATTTTCATATCAGGTATAAGGATTGTTTGGTTCTCTTCCAGTTCTATCTACAAATGCTTTCTTTAACTGTGGAATATGCCAGATACGAAGACCCTCAAAATATTCAGCACCTTTATCATCAAAGTGCTCAAGAATCTTAGGCATCAAATCTGCTCTAAGGAATGTACTTTCATCCCAATTGGGATCAAAGTTTGGAATATTAGGTACAGGCAGACCTTCCAACCACTCATCAGGAATCTTACTCAGACCAACATTGTCATCTTGGAAGCAGATAGAATACTTTCCAGTGATAGTAGGTAGTGCTCCTGGTCCATGCTGAACTAGTTCACCTACTTGCTTCCATGCTTGCTTCAGATGGAAGTTATTGAACATAGCAAACTGATAATGAAGGACACAACCCATATTAGGATCAAGTCTCATCCAGTTCTCTTCATTATTAGGTCCAATGGTTCTACCATCAGCCATAAATGTGTAGTGGTAATCTAGTTCAGGACTGTCTGCTACAACAAAATCTTTGAATAGATTGCTCCATACAGTATGATCATTGCGATAGTGATTATAACTTTTCCATAATGCTAACCACTGCATCACCAGTTTCTTGCCTGGAGGGATGTTAGAGATTACTTCCCTCGCAATAGGCACGAAGTTATTAGTGAATGTTTCATCAGCATCTAAGCAAAGGAAGTGTGTTCCTTTTTGCTCTCTAGCATAGTTAAACAGGTACTGACGGACACGACCAGGATTCCATCCACCACGTATGTCTGCTGTCTCAGTATAATCTTTGACGATTACACCAGCATTCTCCATAATCTCTCTAGAGTTATCTGTAGAGTTGTCATCAATAGCGATAATCTCATCACAGATAGGTTGTACATTCTTCAAGAAGAGAGGAAGATATTGCTCTTCATTCTTGAAAGGCAAAAGTCCAATAATTTTCATAAGTAAATACCGAAACCACTTTGGTGTGCTGTGCTTGTTACATCAAATTTAATACCAGTCCATTCATCATGAAACTGACCTTTTGTTCTAGGATCAGATGAATCATAATCGCTAACGATATCATCAACAACCAAGATACAATCATCCTTCATATAAGGTTTCCACAAATCATACTCTGCTTTGATTTGTTCATAGGTATGAATAGTATCGGCAAACAACATTGCAATACTATTCTTCTCAAATGTTCTTTCAATCCTCTCAGCATCAAGAGAATCAAAATCATTCTCAATGACTACTCTTGAGTCATTCCAAACCTCTGGAGTAATGTATCTACAATCATTCTCAATATCAAATGAATAGAATGATTGCCCTTCCTTCAGGGCATCGTAGATAGCAAGAGTGCTACATCCTCGGCGGTTGCCAAGTTCAACAACCGTACCATCAACGTGCTCTGTGAGTTTATGTAGATACCAGAAATATCCGTGTGTCCCGTCTTGATTGGTAATATATCCGTGATGCTCAGTGCCTGGAGCAATAAGTCTTGTAAGATTCGGATCATTCCATTGAACAGTTTTGTTCTTTAGTTTGATGATCTTGTTGATGAAAGTATTATGATCACTCATTAAAATTTGATGCCTCAATCACTGTATCATTAAACGTAATCTTATTTAGATCATACTCAGAAGATGCTTGAGGCACTAACTTAGAGTCCAGAACACGGATATCATAACGAAGTTCAATGACTGTACGCTCTAATGGTTGCCTACTGTTAGGTTTAGTGCTCTGTCCCAATCCTTCATCAAGATAATAACCTAGAATATGAGGAATGTGAAGACCTTTACCACAACGTGCCATACGCATCGCAAGATCATAGTCAGCACCAGAGATGAGTTGCTCATCAAACCAACCAGTCTTCTCTAGCAAACTTCTACGAACCATGAAGAATGGTCCAAGTATCATACCGATCTTCAACCACTCCTCTTTGCCAGTTTCATCTACCAGTTCTCCTTCAGTGCCTCTAAACTGTGGAACTTTGATATAGTTACCATATACAAAATCAACATCAGGATTCTCATCCAGTGCTTTCACCATAACTTCAAGTGAGTCTGGTGTACGAAGGTCATCAATATTCCAAATGCAGAAATATTCTCCTGTACCATTCTCAATACAGCGATTCATAGAAACGCCAATAGGGTCAACACCCTCTACAACAATGTGAACTACATTGTCTTCTTTCTCATTATGATCCTCAACCTGTTCAATTTCTCTCTTAGTAGGATCATTATGATCCAAAACTACTTCAAAGTCTCTGAATGTTTGTTCTGAGATACTATCTAAGAATCCATCCAAATACTTTCCAGTTTTATATGATGGGCTGATGCAACTTACTTTAGTCATTTAAATACTCCTTTTTCATTTCATTAAACACCTTTGCAATACCGATGCCTACAGTTGTTTTAGGTATCCACCATCCAGTAATAAAAGTGTCTGGTGCGTTTCTTTTATCAAGTTGAACATTATCTTTAGCAAGTCCAGGTTTAATTTCAACATCATGCCTACCAATCAATCCAAACTGACCTTGAATCATCATGGCAATTTCTTTAATAGATTCAGATCTAAATGATGTGATATGAAGTGGATCTTCTGATTTAAAATCAGTATAGTTTTCCATAACTGTCTCTAATGCTTCACAGCAGTCTTCAGCATAAAGAAACTGCCTTTCTTCTGTGCCATCAGTCAACATTTCAAACTCACCTTCCTCAAATCCTTTACGAATGAAGTCAGTGATGACGTGTGCTTTTTCATGGTCTTTCTCAATACCATACACATTCCAAAACTTAACAATAAGTCCTTTGAGTGATGTAGTATAAAGTTCACCAACTCTCTTCATTACACCATACGGTGAGTAACTCATATTACTCATCTGAGATGATGCAAAGACAAAACGCTTATGATACTTCTCAAGCAGACCAAATGTCTGAGCCATAATACGAGTATTGTTATCAATAAACTGGAAGCTGTGTTGATACTTTTTAAGGTATCTTGAACCTCCAACATCAAATGCAAGAAAGAATACAAAGTCAGATTCTTTGATTACATGTTCAAGATTAAGATTAGGGATTTTTGTAAGGTCTTCCCCATCTCCTCTAGCAACATCAAACTCTAGTACATCATGCCCCTTTCCACGCATATACTCAGTCAAATAAGCACCTATCTGACCGCTTGAACCCAAGATAGCAATCTTCATACCTTAATCCATTCGTCTAGTAGAATTTCAGATCCAGTTCCGTCTGCTAACCATTTCTTAGGTCCAATAGTAAACTCAGAGTTACCAAGAAATGCTGCCCACCAACTGAAAGAACTATTAGCAATTATATGATACTTACATTTAGACATCAAGTGTAAGTGACCAACATCCTTATAGTCATTATATTTAGAGTCAACAAAAGTGATAGGATTATCTGTTTTAAGATTCTCTTGACACCACTCTACATCCTCAGAAAACACATAGTAATGAACAGAAGCAAACGTTTCTTCTACAATTTTCATTGCTTTAGAATAGTAACTAGCATCCATAACACCATGATGTGCTAATGCTGTAGGATTTTTGATGTAGTCTCCACGTCTTACATGAATAGCAACTGAGTTTTCTGCAGCAAGAATCTCTTTCTCCATTTCTTTTACATCATCGCAAAAGTTAATCTTGAAAGTGAAATGTTCTCTTACCTCATCAATTACATTGTCAAACTCTTCTACATTTTGAAACCATCCTTCAAGAATGTGTCCACCTGGTGGTACATCCTCACAGCAGTCATACTTGATATTAAACAAATCAAGATCAAACTTCCTACCAGTAAGACCATTCTTGATAACTTTTCTTTCTTGTCCTTCATAAAAACCACAATCAAGAATCAAGTTGGTATATTGAGGTGCTTGCTCTAAGGCAGACAATCCTTTGGCGTACTGAAACATTTGATTGCCCAGTCCGCCCATCAATCTTACATATAAGTTCATTTTTTAGTTTGTTCAAGAATCCAGTTATATGTGATACGAATACCTTCCTCAAGTGATCGAGTATAATCCCAACCAAGTTTTTCACGAACAAGATCATTGTTAGAGTTACGTCCACGAACACCGAGAGGAGCATTCAGTTTATGCACCCTACGAACTACTTTACCTGATACCTTACCAGTAATCTCAGTAAGTTGATTAATCGTTACCATTTCTTCTGAACCAATGTTCACTGGTCCAATGAAATCAGAATCCATTAAGCGACGTGTTGCTTCAATACATTCATCAACATATAAGAATGATCGAGTCTGCTTTCCATCCCCCCACACTTCAATCGAACCGCCAACTTCAGGAAGATTTGCTACCTTTCTACAGATTGCTGCTGGTGCCTTCTCTCTTCCACCATCCCAGGTCCCCTCTGGACCAAAAATGTTGTGATATCTAGCAATCCTAACAGGAATGCCATGATTACGATTATACGCAAGGTAGAGGCGCTCAGAGAAAAGTTTTTCCCATCCGTATTCTGAGTCTGGGTTCGCAGGGTATGCTGATTCTTCACGGCAGTCGGGATTATCAGGGTCCAGTTGATTGTGTTCTGGATACATGCAAGCAGAACCAGAATAGAAAATCTTAGTACTATTTACATCCTTTCTATTATTGAAAGAATGCTGCTCTTCAAGAACATTAAGATTGATACTAACTGAGTTATGCATAATCTCAGCATCATTCTCACCAGTAAATACAAATCCTGCCCCACCCATATCAGCAGCAAACTGATAGATCTCATCAAAAGGTTCAATGTATCTCTCAGGAACAGAGTTATAGAAGTTGCCTTGCTCACCCTTATACTGAATAGCACGACGAACGAAATCTACATCACGTAGATCACCCTGCACAAACTCATTTGCTTCGGTATCAGAGTATTCGGGATACTTTAGATCAACTCCACGTACCCAGTATCCTTCTGATCGAAGTCTCTTAACCATATGACTTCCAATAAATCCACCCGCACCAAGCACTAGTGCTGTCTTTGTATATTCCATAATTTTAGTAAACCCTTCGTATTTATTATACCATATTTTCCATATACCACCTATAGGTATCTTGAACACCTGACTTCAAATCAATGCTTGGTTTCCATCCAAGTTCTTTGATTTTATCGATACTCATAACTTTTTTAGGAGTTCCATTAGGTTTTAGAGTATCCCATATAATACCTCCCCTGAATCCCACAACACTTGCAATAGTTTGAGCAAGTTCTTTGATGGTTACATCCTCACCTGTTCCGACATTCAGATGCTCACGTCCATCATATTCAAGCATAGCAGTCAGACATGCACTAGCAAGATCATCAACGTGAAGGAACTCACGCATTGGAGATCCGTCACCCCATAAAATTATATCTGGAGTAAATGGTCCACCCAAATCATGATCAATAACATCTTTGCCTTCATGAAACTTACGAATCATTGCTGGAAGCACATGACTATTATGTAAATCAAAGTTGTCATTAGGACCATATAGATTACAGGGCATCAAACTGATTGCATTGAATCCATATTGGTCTCGGTATGACTCACACATTTTGATTCCAGCAATCTTAGCAATAGCATAAGAATCATTTGATGGTTCTAATGGGCCAGATAAGAGTTGATCTTCTGTAATAGGAAGATTAGGAAACTTAGGATAGATACAAGACGATCCTAAGAATAAAAGTTTTTCAACTTTATTTTTATAAGCAGAATCAATAATATTATTTTGAATCATAAGATTCTCATAGATCATCTGTGCTTTATGATCTCTATTTCCTAAGATTCCACCTACTCTAGCAGCAGCAACAAAGACATAATCAGGATTAACTGTCCGCATATAGATTTGAGTCTCTACTTGACTAGTAAAGTCTACTTGCTTTCTTGTTGCTTCAACAATATTTGTATATCCATTTTTCCGCAAGTGTCTTACGATTGCAGAACCAACCATACCCTTAGCGCCAGCAACTAAGATTCTAGAATCACTATTCATTTTCACACATGTCCTCAACTAATTGACTAAATGCAATCTCAGGTTCCCACCCAAGTTCTGTTTTGGCTTTAGTATAATCTCCAAGAAGAGTTTCAACTTCAGCAGGTCTGTAATATCTAGGACTGACACGGACAACAACGTTTTTAGTATTCGTATCAATTCCAATCTCATCTTCTCCCTCACCTTTCCATACAATATGCATACCAAAATATGGAGCACACTTCTCAACAAACGTCCTAACAGAGTATTGTTCTGATGTAGCAACTACATAATCATCAGCAGTATCTTGCTGAAGCATCATCCACATTGCTCTTACATAGTCTTTAGTATGTCCCCAATCTCGTTTTGAATCTAGATTACCAAGAGTAAGTACATCCTGCTTACCATCACGTATTGCTTTCAGTGCTCTTGTAATCTTTCTTGTTACAAAGGTCTCACCCCGTCTGGGTGATTCGTGATTAAACAGGATACCAGTACAAGCATACATCCCATATGCCTCTCTATAGTTCTTAGTGATCCAGTATCCATATAGTTTTGCTACTCCATAAGGAGAGCGTGGATGAAACGGTGTGGTTTCTCTTTGTGGAATCTCTTGCACCTTACCAAACATCTCTGATGTAGAGGCTTGATAGATTCTTACTTTATCTTCCATACCAAGAAGACGAACTGCTTCTAAAATACGAAGTGCTCCAATAGCATCAACGTCAGCAGTATACTCAGGCATTTCAAAGGAGACCTTCACATGACTTTGAGCACCTAGATTGTAGATTTCAGTAGGTTGAACCTTCTGAATAACTCTTACAATATTGGTGGAGTCAGTGAGGTCTCCGTAATGAAGTTTAATTTTATTGAATATATGATCAATCCTATGGGTATTAATCAAAGAGGCACGTCTTACAATACCATGAACTTCATATCCTTTTTCAAGTAAAAGTTCAGCAAGGTAAGACCCATCCTGCCCTGTAATACCAGTAATCAGAGCAACAGTCATCAATCAAGGATATATTACCATTGAATTATAGCATCAAAGACGACCCTTTGACAACCTTTTGATGCCATTTGCTTCATTCATCTTCAGAATATCAAGAAGCATATTAAATCTTTGCTCAAGTTCAGCATCAGGTCCAGTCTTACCGGTCTCAGTAAGGTCCCCTACTTTGCCTTTCATCCAAGCAATTTCTGCTTCAAGAATTTCAATCTTCTTATTTGCTGCTTCAAGTGCTTGAAGTCTGCCTTCTACTTCAACGTCATACTTTGACATTGCTGCTCCAGAAGAAGACTTGGAAGCAGTTCCTTTGTATGCCATGTGTTTCAATCATTGACTATCGTCTATATTTATTAAAAAAGGAGACCCGAAAGTCTCCTGATAGGGTATTCATGCCGCGCCACTTGCTCTTTAACTGGAAGCAAGAAACCAGAGAGTCAGCGAGATACTGAATCTTTAACATAGCAAGGAACACCTGAGGGATCCAACCATTTGGAATACTCAAAGTCTTCTATAGCAAGAAGACATTGATCAGAGTTATCAAAAAGATAGATGTCAGTGTACTTTTTACTATACTCGTCTGCTTTCTGAAGACGCAAGTCGGGTTTGCCATTGAGTTCAATGTAACCCTTCTGCACATAACGATAGGGATATCGTTCGTGGATAACAGTGGTCTTTGTTGAAGCAACAGACTTTGGATCTAAATCGTTCATTGGCCAACTTCAATAGTTTCAAGATCTTGAGAGATACAATCCAAAAGAATATCATAATCATCAAGAGGATCGCCTGAAAATTCAACACCATCCTTTTCATAATATTTACGAACCTTTTTGTAAAGTTTTGGATTCTTTACATCAAGGAAGAACTCACCATTCGCTGCAGAACGAAGTGTGCTGATGTCTTTTTTGAACTTAAGAGAAATGGTCATTGTCCGTTTTGTTTACCCTGATATTATAAGTGATTTGACCATAAAGGTCAACAGGACAGTCAGAGTTCTGTCTGAGTGCTGGTTACAGGAGTCGAACCTGTTTTTATCCTGTTATGAGCAGGGTGCTATTACCGAATGGCTAAACCAGCAAGTGGGTCTGCCGGGAATTGAACCCGGTTCATACACTTATAAGGTGTAGGCATTAACCAATATGCGACAGTCCCTTAAGATGCATCATCGTGAGTTGTGTGTATTCGTATGAGTTCATCATCCGCCGGAACCATCACTGCTCTTTCCCCTTTATCGTTCTCTACACCTATCGTCTCTCCGTTCTCCACCTTTTCTATCAAAGTTTTCCAGTTCTTTTGCCAGTATTTCACCGAATAAAATTTCATAGTCAGATTATGTATAAGAGAATTATATTTCAAATTTCTAGATAAGTCAACTCCTTCAGGTCAATATTTGAACCACTTGTTCTAACGTCATTCTGAATGGACATAATACCCATCCTGATTGCGCCACCACCAAGACTGCTATCAGAGGTAGCAATCCTTTCTGGTGCTGATGGATTATCAGGAGTTACATCCCACCACTGAACTTTATTATCAGATGTTCTATATCTATACTCAAAATGGTGTTCGTAACTATTACTACCATCCCAATTTTTTGATGCATGATACTTAGAGTTTGAAGTATTGTATACCCAACCATTAGTAACACTAGTGTCCTCTCCAGTATCCCATCTCCAATACAAATCAGAGCCAGTATCAACATGAGTTGATGAACCCATATCTTCTGTCTTTCCAGTTGGTCCCTGCCATCCACCAGCAGCAATCCAATAGTAATGATTAGTACCAGATGATGGAATTCTAAACTGAATCTTTTGTCCAGGAAGTAGATCACGAGTAGAAGACATATTAACAAAAGAACGAGCACCACCATCATCTCTCCAGTTCCAACCTTTTCCAGGATTTTCTCCAGTATCATATCGGTAAGCAATCATTTCCCATGACTGGTCCCTTTTTGTAAATGTTGGAGCAGCAACTAATGCATTTTTGCCACCCATATAAATCGTCTGAGCATTAGAGAATGCATTGTTAGATGTACCAAAGGCAACATATCCTTGTGACTCATTAATCAATCGAATCTTGCCATCAGTAGGACTGTAATTCAGTGTTAAAATCTCACCTTTAGGGAATGAAACTGATGTAGCAGTCGCAACTGTTGTGTTCTTACTGGCATTATCATCACCAGATTCCATATAGTTATCAGCACCTGATGGATTTACAAAGTTATTAACAGTATCAGTTCCAATGGTATAACACATGTCCCAATTCAAATGGTTGTAAGATCTTGTACCATAAGCATCATCAGTGTCACCAACCCAAATACCTAAAGTATAGAAATGATTGACAACAGATGAATTCAATGAAGTGAATCTATATTCATAACCTGGTTCTAATACTTGTGGCCAATACACAGGATGTAAGTCCCTCTTACCCGAAGTACTGAATGGATTTGCAAGTTCTGTATTTGATGTTACTCCAAAACCAACATACCAAGTGGAAGGATATTCATAGTCAGTAACTGTACTAATACCTGGTAGATTACCAGTCGCATTCACACCAAAACTAATCGTTACGGGATTACCATCTTCTGCTGAAGAAGCAGTAGCAATGATTTGTCTAGTTCCTGTTATATCGTGCAGTTCTAATTTGTTCGTATGCTTATTATATGCGAGTGCCAGTTCAGTAGAATTTGATGCAATAGTGTAGTCTGCAGTTGCTCCTGCACTAGGAACAAAACCTTTTGAATCATAAGTACCAGTACCAAATTCAACCTTTGCTCTTTCAAATATTAATGATCTACTCCAATATGAAATATTAAATGCATCTGCAGGAGTATAAGTTAAAACACCACCCCATCTACCTAGACCATAATTTTCACCAGTTGCACCACTCACATGAGTCCATCTCATCTCCTGGCCAGGTGATAGTTGAGTTCCGTAGTAGTAAGGATTGGTATTATTTGATGGTGTTGCAGTGTAGATTCTAGAACCAGCAGTAGCAGAACCATTGCCAGGATCATTATACTGTTGGTAATAAGCAAACTCATTCACTGTTACATCAGCAGTAGGTACACCTGATATCATTGTATAGGCAATACCACTGTAAGAAGTCGCACTAACAATGTTAAATGTTGATGTTCCTGTGGTGTCAATACCAGCAATACTTCCACTACCTCCACCGCCACCACCTAATCCAACACCATAATTTGTGATGTTAAGAGTAGAAATACCAGTGATGTTTGCACCACTTCCTGTAAAGGATGTGGCAGTAATGATACCAGTGGTGTTGACACTTCCATCTGTTCCAATACCACCACCTCCTCCACCACCACCAGCGGAGTATCCTACAATCTGTGATGTTGTGATACCAGTGATAGCAGAACCATCACCCTGAAATGAGGTGGCGGAACAGATACCAGTAATCAGTGCTCCATAACTCTTGGTCTTAAACTTCTCAGCATTACCATAGAAAAAAGAAACATTATAATCACCAAAGACTGCTCTCTTGATATTCTTATTTGGATTCCACATCACTGTAAAATCCTGTGAGGAAATGTGTAGGTTACCAGTTCCTTTATCAGCAATATTAGAATCAGTTCCGTCGTGCCAGATTTGTAAGTCGTTGTCCTCACCAAAGTTGAGGATTACATCATCAGCACGGGTTGTGCCAATACCAACATTACCTACTGCATTATCAGAAGTTTGGAATTCAGTGACTATGTTGATACCATTGATAGTATCAGTGGTTGAACCATAAGAGACCTTTGATGAAAGTGTTGTCTTATCACCATTCCAAGTTCTAGTTCTAAATTCAGTGTAAGGAATATTATAAAGTAACTTATATTCTACACCAACATCCTCACCAATATCAGTTTGACAAATATCTAGATTGTTTACATCACCACTAGATGACATCTTTGCAGAAACAGCACCAACTGCTTCTTTTTTAAGTGCTCTCGCAGCACCACCAAAAACAATCTGGTCGTCTTTTTTGTTTCTTCTAATTACATATTGTGTCATGTCTTTATCCTACGATTGTCATAAACGCAGAGTCAGTGACACTGCAAGTACCATCTGCTCTGACTTCTAATTCCCCATATCCATCTTTAGAGTCTTGGTCACCAACATAGAAAGTGAGGGTGTACTGTTCTTCGTATTCAATACCTGCACCATCATTTAGGAGAGCACCAGGTGCAACCAAATAAAACTGGTATCCATCGGGTAGAGTGTAGGCAATCCTTGCCTTTAGTGTAAGATTGTCAACATTGGGAATAACCTTGATACCAAATCTGAAAATCAACCATCCATTCGTTGGTAGTTGATCCAGTTTGATTCTTTGTGTTGTCGTATCATAGATGCGTGTTACACCTTCTGGTAAATTCTCCCTACTGGTAGAACCTGATGTTCCATCATTAGTTACCTTAGTCCAGGTATCAGCACTCAGAGCAATAGGATTACTTTCTAAGTTCTTATCACTGACGTATTCAAATCCATCATTGTTATTTTCTCCACCTCCACCAACGGTAGAGAGTTGTTGTTGTATTCTATTTAAGAATACATTATAGTGTTTCTGTAAATCATCAAGAGTGGCAAACTTCTGATCCAGTGGAGTAATAGGATCATCACCCATCTTCTCATCAGATGGTTCAGAAAAAAGACCTAGAGACTTTTCAATTAAAATATTTTTCTCTATCTCCTCAACTTCTGGTTCAGGTTCTTTAACCTTGAATTCTTCTCTGAATTCTTCTGCTACCTCAGCAATAATCTCTTCCTTCTTTTCTATTGTCTCAGAGAACAACCACGATTCAAAGGCAACTGCTTGTTTCGTAACCTTCTCAGCGTTCTCTTTATCTTCGACAATAGAATCCTTCACCTGTGATAAGATTGAATCAATATCAACCTCACCGACAAGTTCTTTCATCTCATTTTTTTTCTTCTTTTTATCTTCAGCAAGAAGTTTGAAGAAATCTCCTAACCCATCCGACATCTCATTAGGACATTTTATATATTTATGAGTGTGACCCTATCGGACATCAAAGTCCAATCTACGAACCTTACGTTTCCTTCTCTCTTCTTGATAGATAAGTTCCTGACTAGAGAAGTAACTATCAATCTTTCTCTCTACGTTATTAGATACCATTACAATTTTATTCAAATCTTTGGCACCAATCTTATTATCCACAATACTCATTTGATTGGGACAACCACAGAACTGAACTTTGCTAGTGTTTGTTAGTTCTTTTCTACAATCTTTGCATCTAATAGTAATCATTGGACATACATTGAATTCGACTTCATTTTGCGTCGTACTCCTTTTTTGTTTTGAAGTAAAGTTTATAATATGGTTTTTTCATTTCATCAAGGATTTTCATATCCTCTTCAAATCCCATATATTTACACAACTGATAGGAACCTTCTAAATCACTAATCAATCTTAGTATATTGCAAGGATGCCTTTCAAGTCCTCCAAAATCATATTGTGATAAATCATATTCTCGTTGTGGTATTTGAGACATAATAACTATTTGATCCAATGGAGAAAGCCTAATGTCAGAATTGAACTGACGACCTACGCTTTACAAAAGCGTTGCTCTACCGCTGAGCTAATCAGGCAGGTGGATGGAAGGAATACATTATACCTTCACCGAGTGGGAATCACTAATGTGATAAGTAGGTCACTCAGATTTTCGGACCCCTTGGTATCGGGTTCTGACCGTAGTCAGCGAGCACCACCTCTGTCCTACTATACATTACCCCGTGCCTCCACAAGGGTTATTCTGTCACATCCTAAGGAGAATGATCAGTTCTCCAACGACTCAGGTTGGGGTCGAACCAACGACCGACTGCTTAGAAGGCAGTTGCTCTATCCACTGAGCTACTGAGTCAAATGGTAGTTCCTATCGCCGCTAACCCTGAACTACCAAGGAGGTCACCGCAGTGGTCTCTCAACCACCTCTTTATTATAGCAGACCTGAACCAGATTGCCAACCCTCTTGGAAGTTCTCTGAACCACCACCAAAGGGTGGAATGGGATCTAATGCAAGAGTGGTTGCCACATTCTTTGTAGCAATCTCATACATCATTTCATGAATATTCTCTGACTCTATTGTCTGCATTGACGAAGATCCACTACCAACTCTACTTACAACAATGTCATCATCAGATTCTTCAATAGATTTCTGATGCTTCATTTGAGATTCTGTCAAAATTGGTTCACCGAACCACTTATCGTATAATAAAAAGATTGGTGCTGGATAGGTCATGATTGCCAGTGATAGTGGAAGAAGTTACCTTTTCGATCACACATTGGATCTTCTGCTACCACACGATATGGCAGCATACTCTGCCCTTTAAAGTCAGTCCTATCTCCAATGATGCTATATGCTTGTAGGAGTTTAGAACGACCAAGTTCAGATTTAAATTCATTTACCAAAGAAGTGGGAGCAACTGGTCTCCAATAATCAAATCCTTGATATTGACCAGGAGCATATACCACATCAGCAACAGTGTTGGGGTAATAAGGAGATCTAACACGATTAAGGATAGAAACTGCCACACAGTACTCATCCATAGTGTTAGGTCTTGCCTCGACCTTGACCGCTCTTGCTAGGTGGTCATAATCAACAGCACTAAGTGCCAGAATTGTTTCCAAAATCATAATAGTCTTTTTTGTAGTACCTGCCTAGAACATTGCTATTATAGAAGGCAGGAGTCCCATCTGTCAAGCCCTCTGTTAAGACATCATTCAAAAATAACTGACGAGTCTCCTCATAGTTTACTTTCCCAGGCGTTTTATGTAGGCTTAATATAAACCTCTTAAAGGACTCCTTTCCATACTTGGCAACATCTGCTGTAAGCTCTGGACAACTTCCATAGTAGTTTTTCCAGTTACTTTCACTCGTAACTCTTCTCCGCTTTCCAGTATTAGAATTACTTCTAGGCTTTCGTTTTTGCCAGAAATATTTTCTGCCGATGTAGGAACGGTTGGTGGTGCTACAGGTAATCTTGTAAACAAAACCATAGTTGTCCCCAATAAGGCTCCCGTCAAAAGGGACGCCGTTATATGTCCAGGGATTGGGGTACTCAGGGTACTCTTGAGTTTCTTCCACATATTCATAATGTTCTTTCCTTATTTATTAGGTGGTTCCTCATGAAACCACCAATCATCAATTTGCT